GCTGGTTATAGTTTATTAATTTAAACAAGTTGACATTAATCAGCGATGAGTTTTCACTCATTTCTCATTCACTTTCTTACTTGGACTTGGAACTTCTTTCCTTTTGTCCCTTGAAACCTTCCCGGGGTTTCTGATTGTAAGACTTTGAACCGGAATGGCTCTGATGGTTCGAGCCCGGTGTTTCCACCTTCTTCCGATTTTGCTTCGGGCCGCGGTGAGGCGACTTCTTCGTTGAAGGCTTTCGGTTGTTCTGACATGATTGGTCTTTCGACACTGATGGCCCGGCCGGAGTGACCAGTACATCTTCTACAACTGCTTCTACTTTTACGGGTCTTGTGTTGTCAAAGATCACTGGCATCCCATCAATTGATGTACAACCATTAATTAAGGCCTGTTTAGCAATCAATTCTTGGTTAGTAACCTTCAAATCTCTGCAAACAGAATCCCTAATCAATTCGATGTTCGGTTGGGGCCAGGCGTTCGTAGCTTTATACACTTCCTCATCAGTTGCACCCACGAATGAGTGTTCACCAACGAGTCTTATCATTGTGCGACAGTAGTCAGCAATGATAGGTGTATTCGAATCAGTTGTCAGGTAGCCATGGCATTTGTTGTATATGGCTTGTTCTCGTGTTACCTGCTTGTTGCCAGAAAGATGTATTTTTGAAATGGTACGCAATACATCCTGATAAGATGACAAATCAGTACTGGGGTTGGGAAATACCCTACCCAGAAACTTAACTGGTTCATTCTTACCAACAACCATAATATCAGGCTTCCCAAACCCTAAAGTCTCAGAAACACTGATAATACTATCAGCCAATTTAGGCTCATAGGCGTCCGCACCATCATCACCAGATTTGGCGGTTTTACCCTCAATCCTAGCGATGGCGCCTTCAACATCGTGCCCAAGTTCTCGTAGGGCACAATATTTAATAAAGCAGTTTCCTGCCGTATTAGTCGGTCCGGTGAATGGACTTCCGCTGCGTGTACTGAAGCCTGGTCTAGATGGCACACCATTGTTGGATATGGCTTTATTAACAAAGACCCCCTTGCATAATTGTAGTAACACGTCGCGATCATTGCGATTACACCACTGTATCATCATTGGGATGGTGAGGTGTTTTTGCATCCACTCACTCCAATGACCATCAAATTTGGGGTAATCAGTCATTATCACGCCGTCCTTACTCAATTTTTGGATAATTTCCGAAATTTCTAACGGTGTTTTACCTGGGCAGTACCAATCATGCTTTTTCAAGACATCATCGGTAAACGCATACACATATCTTTGCAGTTCCACAGCAAATGGAGGACTACAAGAAGTTATAACACGTGGTGCGTTGGGTCCTGTATACGCTTCGTTCTTAGTGAAGGTTTTCAGTACATTATGGGGTATAGGCCCCATTTTGTGTTGTTCGCGGGTATTACGCGCACGCTGTAGCGGCTTGTTCTGTTTTTCCAGTACTACCTGGCGCTCTACAGGGATACCTTTGTGGGCGCGCGAGGGAGGAATTAGATAGTCAATAAATTCCTTAGCATAGCTGTTGTACTGCTTGGGCGGAACGACATTGTTACGCACTTCATCGATCCTGTACTTAACAGCTGCTGTGTCAGAGTTGACACCTTTACTGGGGAACAAAGCCGGTTGGGTTATCAATGGCGGGCTCAAAATCTGGCATGGACTGATGATATCTTCACCGACCTTAGGGCCACGAGGCACGAATGTTGTTGCTAGAGTGGAGGTTGGTATCACATTAACTTTTGGACGAATATCCATATACTTCATGAATACATCATACAATAATGCGGAATCAACTCTCACTTCAGCCAAACAATCGTTGAGCTCTCTAAGGTATGTTTCTATATCACCAATCAAAATGTCAGTCTTCTTTGCTTTTAATCGCGCCTGGATAGCGAGGAATGTATTATATTGTAGTGTGACCCCTGACTCGGTGCCGTTGATAGATAAGCTTATCATATCAGCACTGCGAACAGAATTCACACCATTGGAACTGAAGGATTTACGTTGCAGTGGTCCACTATTTGAAGTAAGCAGCCTGCAACTATTGGGCACTTTAGCGTAGGGAATCAATGTTATGATTCGCCTACCACCTATAGCGCCATCGACCTGTCGTTGTTCAACATGGTAATAATAAGTCCAACTACTGTCATGTCCATATATGATCTCATGGTCATAGTCCCACAATTTATGTTTATAATGTGCACCTCCGCTAACATGGTAGCTGAGTTCGTCGTTCTCTATATAATAACGAATTTCATCATTTATATAGGTTACCGTTTCTGGTACGACTGTGTACATTATTATGGGTCTGCCATAAGACAAGTATTTGGGCATATCAGCATGAAAATCAACATCTATCATTACTAGAATGTGATCATTTGTGATCTTATCATTACGATATTGGGCCTTTAAATCCTTATCCCAATAATACAATCTACACCCATCATATTCATCTCTTTGGTTGGTGTTTGCCATAGAGACGAAGTAGGGTTTGTATCCTGCACCTTTGATGGTATTTGCTATCACGTCTTGTGCGGCTGTCCTTTCGGAAGCAGCCTTAGGATGGGTGTGTAGGGGCGATGCACGTATAAGGGGCAATCGGCTGATTCTCAACACTGGTCTCAAATCAGTCAAATGCTCCATACTTGCTGCTAAAATCGCAGAGCTTTTGCTGCGAGATATCGACTGTTTCCAGCCGACATTCAATAGCAGTTTCGTGCAGCACATTGATATCGCGTGTTTTAATCTTACTCCAGCCCGTGCGTTGGGCTTCCACATACGTGCTGCTTTACACGCATTAATGGATGATGTACGAGGTTTCTTCTTATTATCAGGAAAAGAGTCACGAATATCGACTTGCATTATGGTTAAC